CTGATGGCATACGTCCTGTATCTGGTACATCAAAGATTGGTGACGTTGAACTAGAAACTGTGTCGCGTGAGATTCAAGATATCTTTGAACTCTACACCCGCAACGAAGACTTGAGCAAAATTCGTACCGTTGTTCTGCGTAAGAAGTCACAGTTCAGGCTGTTCTTTGATAACGCTGAAGCCCTCTCGATCATGGGTGCCATTCGTCAAAGCCCTGCTGCTCAGTCTACATTTGAGTATAGCCAGCTTACAGGTATTGGTGTTACTTGTGTAGACAGTGGCTACATTGGGCAGTTTGAGTTTGTCATTCATGGTGACACTGCAGGCAAAGTCTTTAGGCAAGAACGTGGCTACACCTTTGATGGTGACGAAATCTTCAGCCTTTATCAGACGCCATACTTCTACATGGATGATCCTGAAGTTCGTAAAATCTTTTACAACCTCAAGACATACATGTTGTCAGAAGGGCAGACTACAGTTAGTGTAGGCATCAACTTCAACTATGGTGACTCTGAAGTATCTGTGCCTGCAAACTACAGTGTTACTACTGCTGGTGCTGCAGCAATCTATGGCATTGCTACTTACGATACTACAGACATTTACGATGGCAACCCTTCACCTGTACGCAAAACTAACATTGCAGGATCAGGTGACTCAATGTCGATATCCTTTGTGACTAACAATACGACGCCAAGCCATACTATTCAAGCCCTTACGATTACGTATGGTCTGGCAGACAGGAGATAACAGATGAGCGGCTATACGCGGCAATCCACTGCAGACATTATCCCTACCGCAGTAGTTCGTGCTGCGCCTATTAACGCTGAGTTTAACGCTCTTCGTGATGCCTTTGACTTTGACGCTACTGGCTCTACAGGCCATAAGCATGATGGCACTGCAGATGAAGGCTCATATGTTCCGCTTATTGCTGACATTGATGGCCTAAACAAAGTTGTCATCGACACTGTTAATAATCGTGTTCAGTTCTTTGTTGAAGTATCCTCTGCAGCTACAGAACAGCTTCGTATTCAAGATGGCGTCATTGTTCCTGTAACAGACAATGATATTGATCTTGGAACCAGCGGTGTCGAGTTTAAAGACCTGTATCTCGATGGCACAGCCAAAATTGACACACTGACTGTTGATGAAAACGCTACAGTGGCTGGTACACTTGGTGTAACTGGTCTGGCTACCCTTGCGTCTGTTGACATTAACGGCGGTAACATTGACGGTACTGTTATCGGTGCATCCAGTGCTGCTGCAGGTAGCTTCACTACAGTAAACACTTCTGGTCAGGCTACTCTTACCTCTGTGAACATTGATGGTGGTACTATCGACGGTACTACAATCGGTGCTGCTTCTGCTGCTGCTATTACTGGTACGACCATCACAGCAAGCACGCAGTTCACTGGTGATCTTGTAGGCAACGTAACAGGCAATGTTACAGGTAATGTAACGGGTAATATCACAGGTAATGTTACAGGGAACCTGACGGGCAATGTTACTGCTTCAAGTGGTTCTTCTACCTTCAATAATGTTACAGTCAACGGCACCCTTGATGTTACAGGCACCACCATCGCCAACGTAACAGACCCTGTTAATGCACAAGATGCTGCTACTAAGAACTATGTAGACACTGCTGACGCCCTAAAGCTTAACCTCTCTGGTGGTACCATGAGTGGCGACATTGCTATGGGAACTAACAAAGTTACAGGTCTGGGTACTCCCACTTCTTCCGCAGACGCTGCTACAAAAGGCTATGTTGATACTGAGATTAGCAACCTGATTAATTCTGCTCCTGCTGCTCTTGATACACTTAACGAGCTTGCTGCAGCTTTGGGTGACGATGCTAACTTTGCTACTACTGTAACCAACAGCCTTGCTACTAAGTTGAACCTGTCTGGTGGTACCATGACGGGAGATATTACCCTTGGTGCCAACAAAGCTACAAGCACTGCTACTCCTGCCACAGATGATACGCTTACCCGCAAGGGTTATGTAGATACCCAAGACGCTCTGAAGTTGAGCTTGACTGGCGGCACTATGAGTGGTGCTATTGCTATGGGTACCAGCAAGATCACTGGCCTTGGTGATCCCACAGCTAACCAAGATGCGGCCACTAAAGTCTATGTTGATACAGCAGACAACCTGAAGCTCAACCTGTCTGGTGGTACTATGACGGGTAACATTGTCATGGGTAGCAACAAAGTTACATCTACTGCTACACCCACTACAGATGATGACTTGACAAGAAAAGCATACGTTGATAGTATTCTTGGGTCAGCTACAAGTGCTGCTGCTAGTGCTGCTGCTGCGGCTATCAGCGAGAGTAATGCTGCTACAAGTGAGTCTAACGCTTCTAACAGTGCAATCGCTGCTGCAGCTTCATATGATAGCTTTGATGATCGTTATCTTGGTGCTAAGTCGTCTGCCCCCTCATTAGACAATGATGGTAATGCGCTTCTCACTGGTGCTTTGTACTGGAACACAAGCAGCAATAGCCTCTTTATTTGGACTGGTAGTGCTTGGAATGCTGCAGCTTTTGATGTTGGTACTGCACTCTTCGATGCAGATATTGGTGTAACTGTTCAGGCTTACGACTCTAACCTCACCAGCTTTGTAAGTACCTTTACTCTGCCGACAAGTGATGGTTCTTCTGGTCAGGCACTTGTTACAAACGGCTCTGGCACCCTGAGCTTTGCAGATGCTACACCTACGCTCTATGCGGAGAACCCTGTTCTTGCGTCCGTAAACTCTGTTACAGGTTCTGACGCAGCTACAATCGGTATAGGCAACACTGTCTCTGGCGATGAGGCTTATGTTGTAGGTTCTTTCTCTACTGCTTCTGGCACAAATGCAGTTGCACTTGGATATGATGCAACAGCATCCGGCACTGCTTCTTTTGCTGTTGGTCGTGAGGGCGGCTCAGGGGCTATTGCTGCAGGCAATGGTGCTATTGCTCTTAGTGGCTCTCGTGCTGGCGGGAACAACTCTTTTGCAACCAACATCTCGTCCAACACTACATCGTATGGTGCGCTTGGTGCAGCGAGTGTGGCAATCGGGTCGTTTAACAAGTCGGATGCAAGTGAAGCAGTCAGTCTAGGCTACGCAAACGTTTCATCTGGTCTTTCGTCCTCTGCAATCGGTGCACTAAACACTGCTTCTGCAAATTATGCAGTTGCTATTGGACAGGAAGCAAACTCGTCTCTGGTAGGTAAGTATGCCTACTCTGCTGGAAAATTTGCTGCGGTCGGAGACGCTCAGACAGGAACGCTCGTCCTTCGCAGCGACACTACCAATGCGACACCCGAAGCCCTGACAACTACTAATACTGCGGCAGGAATAACAAACCAAATCATCTTGCCCAACAACTCTGCTATCGCCTTCCACGGCACCATCGTAGCTCGTGAGCAAGCCTCTGCTGGCACCGACTGTGCTGCTTGGAAGATCGAAGGCTTGATCCGCAGGGAAGGCAACGCAGCAAGCACGGTGCTGGTGAATAGTGCTACAACTATCTTGGACAACACCCCCGCATGGGGTATGGCTCTGAGTGCAGACACGACCAACGGTGGCCTCAAGATTGAAGTCACTGGCGCTGCTGCAACCAACATTAGATGGGTGGCAAACGTGACCACCGCAGAAGTTACATACTAAGGAGGCCACAATGGCTATTCAACTCGACCTGACCAACAGCCAGTATGGCACTCCCTTTGCTGGCGCTTACTTCCGCATCGTTACAGCGGCTGTCTCTCGGATGCGCGAGGGTGGCCCTAAGTTCACCGTCATGATTGACGTTGCTGGCTATGCCACGGCCACGCCCGGTGACGACACCCGCGAGGTAGCTTTCCGCCGCTACCATGCCGATCTAACCGAAGTTGAAGCACAAGCTGGCGCTAACTTCCTCGACAAGTGCTATGCGTGGGTCATGGCGCAGGCAGACATGGCAGGGAGCATCGCGGTCTAATGAGCATTACGATCAACCACCAGACCGAAAGCATTTCAGCGACAAGCGGCTCTGTCACGGTTGACGGAAACGCTTCCACAGCTACGACCTTGGCTACGGCCAGAACTATCGCCCTTTCCGGTGCGGCGACAGGCACTGCGACTAGTTTTGACGGTTCTGCCAACATCACTGTCCCGGTTACTTCGTTAAACGCCACTAATTTGTCTGGGACAGTGCCGGATGCGAGTATTTCAGGCTCATATACGGGCATGACTAACCTTACTGGTAGTGGGACCGTAGATTTTGCGACGTTTCTCGGTAACGCTTCCGACACCGCGTCAGCCCCGAGCTACTCTTGGACAGGCGACACTAATACCGGTATGTATAGAGTTGGGACTGACCAACTTGGTTTTGCTACCGGAGGGGTCGCCCGCATAACCGTCAGCACTTCGGCAATCACCTGCACACTTCCGGTTAGCGCAAGCAGTTTTTCGACCCTCGGAACCATCACCACTTCGGGAACCATCACCGCTGCGACAATGAAGGCCACGAGTTACCAAGAAACTGTCGGCACAATTTCTACTGCGACCATTGGCCTTACTACTGGTAACGTGTTTTCCGATGCACCATCAGTGAACCGGACCTACGTTTTTAGCAGCCCGCCCGCCAGCGGCACCGCCTACGGCTTTACACTAAAGGTAACACCCTCTGGAACCATCACTTTGACTTGGCCCGCTTCTGTTGATTGGGCTTATGGGGCAGCGCCTTCTGCCCCTGCAAGTGGGGAAACCAACGTGTATGCGTTTTACACGCAAGATGGCGGTACAACATGGTACGGCTTCCTTGCCGGAGCGGCGATGGCATGAGCATTGCAAGGATTTTACAACAGGCGGCATCTAACGCTGTCCCTCCAGACCCGGCATGGAACTTAGCTTACGCTTCGTTTAATGGCGGAGTATACGGGCATGTTAGTGTGGCAGCACAAGCACCAAGCCCTATTCAGGTTTCATTCAAATCCGATGGAACAAAGATGTACGTTCTTTGTGCCACGAACGATGCTGTTTACGAATACAACCTAAGTACTGCTTGGGAAGTTAGCACGGCCACTTATTTACAGAGTTTTAGTGTATCTTCTCAAGATACATCGCCAGAGGGCCTGTTTTTCAAACCTGACGGAACTAAGATGTACATTTGCGGCGTCGTAGGAGATGACATAAACGAATACGATCTGAGTAGCGCTTGGGACGTATCGACGGCTTCATATGTTCGAAACTTCAGCGTGTTTTCTCAAGATGGAAATCCGGAGGACGTATTCTTCAAACCTGACGGCACCAAGATGTACATGCTGGGTGCCACTGGAGACGATGTAAACGAGTACAACCTAAGCACTGCGTGGAACATCTCTACGGCTTCCTACCTCCAAACGTTTAGCATAGCCGCCCAAGACACGTCGCCAGAGGGCCTGTTTTTCAAACCTGACGGAACTAAGATGTACGTATCAGGCAACGCTGGAGATGACGTAAACGAATACGACCTAAGCACTGCTTGGGACATATCTACCGCTTCCTATGTTCAAAGTTTTGCCCTTTTCCCACTAGAATTTTCCACGATGGGCGTATTCTTCAAGTCAGACGGCACCAAGATGTATGTGTCTGGACTCAGTGGGGTTGGGGTCTGGCAGTTTTCGTTGAGCTCCGCTTGGGACGTTAGCACTGCGTCGTGGGACGCCCCCACACAAAATTACTTTAGCGTTCTTAACGAAGAAAATAACGCCGGGGGCGTATTTTTCAAACCTGACGGCACTAAGATGTATGTCGTCGGCAGCGGTGGGGATGAAGTAAACGAGTACGACCTAAGTACCGCTTGGGCCATATCGACCGCTTCCTACCTCCAAACTTTTAGCGTGGTTTCCCAAGATACGGTGCCAACCGACATATTCTTCAAACCTGACGGCACTAAGATGTATGTCATCGGTAGCACCGGAGACAGTGTTTACGAATACGACCTAAGCACTGCGTGGAACATCTCTACTGCATCTTACCTCCAAGCCTTTAGTGTTTCTGCCGAAGAACTAGCCCCCTCAGGTCTAGCTTTTAAGCCTGATGGAACCAAAATGTATGTCATCGGCAGCGCCGGAGATGACGTAAACGAATATGACCTAAGTACCGCTTGGGACATCTCTACGGCTTCCTACCTCCAAGCCTTTAGTGTTGCTGCCCAAGAGACAAGCCCGCTATGTTTGTTTTTCAAACCGGATGGTACTAAGATGTACATCGGCGGCTCTGGCGGAGATGACATAACTGGGTACGATCTAAGCACTGCTTGGGACGTCTCCACCGCGTCTTTTGTGAACACCTTTAGGGTTGCTGTGCAAGATGCTGCCCCTACGGGACTCTTCTTCAAACCAGACGGTACCAAAATGTACGTGGCTGGACCTACGTCTGATGCCATCTGGGCATATGACCTTAGCCTGTGAGGACAACCAATGCACGTTAAACTGACAAACGGCCAGCCCAGCCAATTCCCTTACAGCGTTGGGCAACTCCGCCGTGATAACCCGCAGACCAGCTTCCCGAAGCAGGTGCCTGACAGTGTTCTAGCGGCGTATGACGTTTATCCCGTGCGGGCCGTGCCTGCTCCTGCGGTGGATAGCAAAACGCATCGGGTGGTTCAGTCCGTCGCACCGTCTGGAGACGGTTGGACGCAAACATGGACCGTCCAAGAGCTTTCCCAAACGCAAGCAGAGGATAACGTAAGGGCGCACCGGAACCGCCTGCTGTCCGACACCGACTGGATGGCCCTCTCGGACAACACCATGTCTCCAGCTTGGGCATCGTATCGTCAGGCGCTTCGTGATATTACTGCACAAGAGGGCTTCCCGTATAGCGTAACGTGGCCCACTAAACCTTAACAACACTTGACATTTGTTCTATACTATAGTATAACATTTACTACCACCAACATGAGGCAATACTATGGCTGCACAGAATGAATCTTGGCATCTTAGCAAGAGTGTACCTATCTCCCTTATCGTTGCCCTGATCATTCAGGCTGCA